TCCTGCTGCCTCTTTAGCAATGTTTTCTGATAGAGTACCAGCAAATGTAGTCTGTGCATTAGTTTCACCGTATGGAACCGGTCCTGGAGGAAGTAAACTGACTACAGATGCATCAAAATTCCAAACAAAGACTGTCTTAATAGAAGGATGTTCATAATTTTGAAGAACTTCTACCTTCTTTGCATTAGTTTTCTGAGCAGATGCTAGTTCTAATATCTCAAAAATAAAAGGGTTTACTGGAAGAGAATTAGTCGCAGGAGCTACTGCTGCAGGAGCAGACTTTGCTCTTGGTTTTGCCTTAGATTTTGAAGGTAACTTAGGTCCAGTACTCTTAGGTCTACCCCTCTTCTTCGGTGTCGTCGTCGGTGTTGTCATAATTGTTTTCAAATCGAACTGCTACAATTTCATCAGGAACAAGTTGCCCATTCTCATCAAACATTTCTGGATGAGTGTACACTATTTGAGGTGTAGTTTCATATGAATGTTGTCTTGCCATCCATCCTATCATACCTCCCACCAATAATGCAAGAAATGAAACTACTGTTGTCAAAGTTAATGTTACTATGGTCGTTTCCATGTCATTCCTCCAGAGGATTACTTTTTTTGATGTCCAGGGACAAAGTAATCTCTCTCTTGAAGAAAGAAAACTTGACCTGAAAGGTTTTGGACTTAGGTTTCTTCCTCCTATTACGTAACAATAACTCAACCCCTCTATTAATTTCCAGAGGTTTGTCTTTATTTAGATCCTTTTTTTCGTCTTCCCGGTCTTCGGTCATAACTATACCTCACTGCATCTTCTAAGATTCCTCCCAGATATTTCATTATTTTTCTTGCTTGAGGTTTAGGAATGTGTCCATATGCCTCACGCAATTGCTGATGATTACTATCACGACCTCCCTTGATATATTCCTTGAGTTCTAATACTTCATCAGCAAGTTCTTTAGCAGTAGAACTCTGAAGGAAAGCATCAATCTCTGCCTTTGTTGTCTTACGATACTTTAAAAATTCATAGAATTTCAATTGCATCTTACCCTCAAACGCAAATTCAAGGGCATGTTCAATTAATTCATATACATTTTCAAAGTCATCTTTCATCAGACTAAATTATTCTCTTTAAGGTACTGTACTGTTTCTGTACAACCCCCAAGATTATCGCCATTTAAAACTACTTGAGGGAAGGTAGAACCTTCACCGAACTGTTCATAAAAACTAGGGCGATCAAAGTCCCGATCAAGTTTATATATGACATGCTTAAGTTCTGCAAGTTGCATTACTTCTTGAATCTTGGTGCAATAAGGGCAACCATCACGGGAATACACAGTAAAATTCATCAGTTCTGACATGCGATATTTAAAAATTTTATTTATTAACTGTCAAAGTGCGACAGGAAATCTAGTTGTGATTGTATCTCATCTGCTTCTTCTTTGGCAACTGGGTCACCCCAAGTCTCACAATCTACTTCTACATCATCAATAGAACAAGTAACTTTATTTGGATCAAATTGTCCCTTCTTTTTCTGAGTCATTAATTTCTGGCATAGTATCTTGAATAATTATACTATACATTTCCCTGGTTTTCATCTCCATCTTTATCAAAAATTTACACATTTGTTGAAGTGTTTCTATATCATCACAAGCATCTACTTCTCTAGCCATCTTTTCATATTGAAACTGTGAGGAAATATTTCTTATGAAGATATCATCCGGGTTCATTTAAAAATCCTTATCGGGGTCGTATTCATACCACTTTGCTTGGTAATAAGTAACTAACACACCAAGACCAAGAAGTAATGCTGTTCCTACATACTCATTCATCTTCCTCCTCCTTTTTCATTATTCTATCATACTCCTTAGCAGAATCAAGATAAGCTTTCTTCAATTCTTCAAGATCCCATTTAGGTTCAGAAGGAAACACATTCTCTTCTGGTTCGAGATTTCCGTGCATATGTTATTCCTTTGGTATTAATGCTTTGTATTTTTCATATAGTTCACCCACTTTAGGTTCAGTCCCACGAGACTTCCATAGTTGAGTAAGAATGACAGTCATATCCTCCATGGGTACGACAATAGATAATGACCCATTTACAGTAGGTTCAGTCATCTTCCCTCCCTAGATCTATTTCTAATTGTAATATGATTTCCCTCTATTGCAAACTCAAGTTTATCTCTATGGTCCCACATCAACTCTTCATATAAATGATCAAGTTTCTGCATGTCTTCCCAGACATCGGTGGGAGTAGGTTCACCCCAATAAGGATTTTCTTCCATTAGATCTTAAGCAAATTGTCTTAGCTTCTGTAGTATATATTTGTATGCCTCTACTATGTCTCCCTCATCTTTACGAAATAAGTCTTTATCAAACCGTTCTTTCGTACCTTTCTTCCAGAGTCTCATGCTATCAGGAGAGAGTTCATCTGCAAGATATAAATCTCCATGAGCATCATACCCAAACTCTAATTTAAAATCAACCAGGTCAATACCCAAAAGAGTAAACAAAACTTGTAGTTGATCATTAATTAATAATGCTTGTTGCTTAAGTGGATCTGGATTAACTCCCATCAACCTCACACGATCCTCCGTAAGTAAAGGGTCACCCTTACTATCATTCTTTAAGAAGAATTCAACAATAGAAGGTTGAATAACAGTTCCCTCACTTAAACCATCAGTATTCTTAACAATAGAACCTGCTGCAATGTTCCTACAAATAACTTCGACAGGAACAATTGTAAGTCTCTTACAAAGCATTGTATTAAGCGATGGTAACTCAAGAAAATGAGTTTTAATGCCTGCTGATGCTAACTTCTCAAAAAGAAGTGCAGAAATCAAACAACATATCTTACCCTTCTCATCCGGATAATCAACCATCTTACCATCAAAAGCAGTAACCTTATCTTCATACTTGATGAGTACCTTCTGAGGATCATCAGCATCATATAAAGTCTTTACCTTACCATGCATCAATTCTTTCACTTCTTTCTCCTCCTTGGTACTTGAATAGTCCAAGATCCTCCTTCTAAATCAACCATCTCAAACTCTTTCATAGCCTTTTCCCTTCTCGCTAATTCAGCTTCCCGTCCTGGTTTAGGTTGAGTATCTCCATATTGAGGAATCTGAAATCCAAAGGACTGACATTCTTCATCATCACTCAAATCAATCCCACACTCTTCTGCATACTCCCAAATAGCCTTATCTACCTGTCCAAAGAGTGAATCAAAGGTCATTCTCTTTCTCAAATCATTCGCAATATTATCTACGTGCTCGTCCGCTAAATCTACTCCACATGGTCTTGCTTTGACCAACTTGTTAAGATCAATAACGATCTTACAATCATTGTAAATGCACATACTATAAAGAATGAGTGACTAGATCATACCACTTAAGATTATCATCGTCAAGGTCTGTAAGGTGGTTCTGGTTCATCTACAGTATGCTTAAAGTGCTCAGTGTCAAAGTATGAGATGTAATCCATTTTACCTTCTCTCTCATCCAATACTTCATTGATAAGGATTTTTAATTCCTTCACAATCGTATCAGTATGTACCCTACGTGGTTTAACCATCATAGGTTTATGCTTCTGCTGCTCACCACCCTTAGCTTTCCATTTAGCAGTCTCTTCAGGAGTCATCTTGGGACTCAGCCCTTGGGTGTCAATGTAGTCTTGGGGCATAATCAAACTTGAATAACTTGTTGAATTTCTGGCCACTTATTCTGAAGATGGGATTCAATACCCTGCTTTAATGTCATAGCACTCATAGCACATGTAGAACATGCACCCAATAATTTTACCATGACAACAGGTCCATCCTTGAGATAGTCTATTGCAACAAACTCAAGTATACCCCCATCTGCTTCAATGTAAGGACGAATTTCATCCAAAACCTTATGTACATTTATATCATTTAGTTCTAACCCTGCCATATCATATCAGGCATT